ATTGTAAATTACCGCTTCCGCGTCATAACCGATTCCCTGCATCAGATCCCCCAGTAAAGGTAATAGAAGCCTTTATCATCGCCTACCATGGACAGGTATACCTTCGCGATATTGTACAAATACCGGTTCAGCTCCTTCTCTCCGCCTACGATGGCCCTGTCGATCTCCGAAAGCTCAAAACTCACGGATTCCCCTCCGGATGACACACTCTTCAGCACTCCACCGGAGGCGCTTCCGCTAAGCTCTTCCTTCCGCTTGTCGATTGCCTTCATCTTTTCCGCTACCGCGCAGCACGCGCGTTTGATGCGCCCAAGGTCCGTCTGATCGGACGGAAGATTGTCCACAAGCCTTTTTCTGGTGATGTAATTCAGAAAATCGGATGCACGCTCTGCATATTCCGGGAACTCATCCTCTGACAGGGCTCTGCCTCCGTATGAGTCCATATAATAGCTATACTCTGCGTACATCCTTCCCGTTACTCCTGTTCTTTTCTGGCCGTCTTCTTCTCCTTCTCGGGAGCCTTTGCGGAGGTCTCCTGTGTTTCCACAGGATTCTTCTCCGCTGCGTTCTCCTTGCAAAGGTCTGCTTCAGGCCTTACCCATCCAACAATTCTTCCCATCTTGTCCTCCTTACGCCGTTGCCTTGTGCAGATAGATACCGTGGAGCTTGTTGCCATAGGCGGATACAATTCCATACTTTCTGTACTTCAGCATGTAAGCATCTGCGGTCTGGTTCGCGGACGGTTCAATGATGTCACCCGTGACATGCTTGTCATGCTTCAGAACCGCAGAAGGCTCAATGATCATGAAGTTAATGTTTGCTCCTCCGGTTGCCTTCTTGTAACCGCCGATCTCTTCGCCCTTCGTCTTGCCATCCTGAAGGTCAATCGCCGTGTAGAAGCGCTTGACCGGAACCAGAACAACCTTGGCGAAATCAGAAAGCACCTGCTGAGACTTGTAAGTCTCCATCGCCTGGATTGCGCGGAAAAGTGCCGGAGCAATGTACAGGATTCTTCCGGCATCTACTTCTTCGTTGTCCATCGCGTTCTCGCCTGCGCGGATTGCCTCAATGGCAGCGTCTCCGGTTGTAAAGTCTGCCGCTTCCGTTGTCAGAATTCCAGTGAGTCCTGCCAACGTTGCGAAGGTAAATGCATCTCCCTCCGGCGCTACGGCGTGCTTCATCAACTGACCGCCAAGCTGGCCGAATGCCAGGTTGACCGATTCCTGATTGTCCATAGCATCCACCTGGAAGATTCTGCCTCTGTCATAGTTATACTTGACCGTCTCCCACTCAAGAGTTGTTGCGCCCTTGGTGTATCCATCGTTCCTGCTGTAATCAGCAAGGCCATCCACGGTCATCTTCGGTACCTCGACCTCTCCTGCGTTTGCTCCTGCCCGGATCGTGGCATCGTTGGTGTTCAGATCCGTCGTTACGGATGCAGCTCTGTACGCCTCATCCAGCAGAGTTGTGAAGTTGCTTGCTAATGTGATTTTGTTCGCCATATGTGTTTACTCCTTCTTGGTTGTATCCGGAAGGCCCATCGCTGCCCGCATCGCGCGGGTAAGATCTGAGTCCTTCGGATTTGGTGTGCTTGATCCCGAATTCATGGAATCTGTGAACTTTGCTTTTCCCTCGTCGCTTTCGTCCAGGACTGCACCTTCGTTGTCAGCCTTGTACTGCGCAAGGAAGTCTGTGAATCCTAACAGTTTGCCATCGTTAACAGGCAGATTCTTGCTCTGCAGCTGTGATTCAAAGTCCCTCTGTGCCGCAGCACTTGAGAATTTGATACCTGCTGTGTTCGCCTTTACGGCGTCCGCATAGTCACGGGCTGCCAGCTTCTCGTTGGCGTTCTTCTCCGCTTCCTCTGCCTTTTTCTTCTGTTCGGCAATCTGAGCCTTCAGGTCATCCACGTCCACGCCGTCGAACTTGTCCAGAGACGTTTTTACGCCCGTGTACTGGTCCTTCCAGCTGTCGCGTTCTCCTTCCAGCTTCGTCACCTTGGAAGTGAACTCATTGACAGTCTTGTAGTTCTCGGCAACTCCCTTTGTGACCGCTGCCCTCTGTTCGTCTGTGAGCTCAATGCCTGCTTCTGTAAGGATTGCTTCAATGTTCTTCATGTTTACGGTTTCCTCCATCCATAAAATAATTTGTTAGCCGCTCTTTCTGCGGCGGTGTCTGGTTGCCCTTAAACCCGGGCCGGTAAGCCGTAGCAGGGATTCGAACCCTGCTGCCGTCTGGAGGTTATGGGACGGCCCTTTTACGGCATGAAAAAAGCACCGGAGTAATTCCGATGCTTCACATGTTCCTTATTAGCCATACGATCAATATAATCGGTGTTGCTATTTTAAGGATCAATATTATTAAAGTTAATGCTTTGATGATGGTCTCCGTTGCTTCGTATTTGAAACGCCACCAATTCCATTTCATCCTATTTTCCCTGTAATTCCCATTATTAGATTCTCTGCTTTTTTCATCATGCTGTTCTCGTTCAGGTATTCCAGGCCTTTCAGGGTAATTTGAATATTGTCGGCATTCACCACTTTTGCGCTGGAGATGTACGTTGATATCTTCACACCTTTGATGTAGCCTTCGTCCTGCAACATCTCCAGATATTTTTCCCACCTCTCTTTACTGATCTTCAGTGTTTCCGGTGAAATCATATCCAGATTGACGGCTCCCAGATCCATGCAGCTTTCCAGCCCGTGAAGGATCCTGTATATATCCGTGAACGTTTCCATTGCTTTCCTCTCAGCACACATCAAATTCGAGTTGCTCGCAGATGTCGTTCAGACACTTCCCATCGAAAAATCTTGTTTTCATGGTTGTCTCTGCACTGGCAAATGCAAACTGTTCATCTCCGCACCATGCGTGATATGTTGGTATGCTATCCTCTACAAGCGGAGTTATCCCGCATGGTTTTCCGTTGTATTCAAAGGAAACATCATTGCAGCATTCTTTTAATATATCCAGTAGTTCCTCTTTGCTTAACTTCATAGGATATCCTTGTTGTCCTCTCGTTCTTTATCTGTCAGCTCCCGCTCAGAGCGTCCCAGAAGCTTCCCGTCATCACTCCACGCATAATCATGCGCATGTTCTCCATTCTTCCCGTATGGGTGTGTTTTTGGATTTCCATGATTATGAGTTGTTATGTCTTTCCTTGGTCTTCCGTTGGAATCAAAGAATCTTCTGGTTTCCACTTTTCCCTTTTTGCCGATGCGATCAATTACTGTTCCCGGTCCTGAGCTGTTCGGCATTCTCTGATTGTACGGAAGTACCGTCGTTGGTACTACTTTACCACCTTTCCCATCGCCTTCAACCGTATTCTTCGGCTTCGCAACATAGGTACGGTTCATCTGAGGTGTTAGCTTATGATCTTCGCAGAACTGATCATACTGGTCTTTCTGCTTTTTGTATTTCTCTTCGTGTTTTTTCAGTTCCTTACGGATTTCTTCTTTCAGCTCTTCGGATGCTTCTTCACTCTTCAGTGCTGCCTTCATGCCTTCCATGGTCCTTCGGCGCTCTCTCATTCTCCGTTCCATGGCTCTTTGCTTCTGGCTGTTCTCATACGCTTCCTTGTTCTCCGCTTCGTCATACTGCTTCATGTGGTTCTCACTGACTCCCGGAAAGTACGGCATCATATTGTGGCGGCAGTTATAGCCTCCAAGTCCAAGCGGATCGTCCGGATATCCGGTTGCTTCTGACAGGAGCGGATAGTTGTGCCCTTTCAGTGCATCCGCAAGGTGTTCGAACATGCCCCAGAATCCTTTCTCCCTGTCCTTTATTCGATAGATCCCGCCCTGCCAGCCTGCATGATTGGCATGCGGCGTATCGCCTACTCTCGCGCCAAGGTGAGCGGACACAATCACGAAGTTTGTCCCCACGCTGTCGCACTCATCTATGCACATCCGGAGCGACGCCTGATTGACCCCGGTCGTCACAGCTCTCCTGACTGCTACTTCAACCGTGTCTCTATGCCCGGACGGATATTCCACGTAAAGGCCGCCTGCTGCCGCTTTTTCAATTGCCTGCTCAATTGCCTGCTCTTTCGACTGCAAGCCGCTTCTGACGCGCATCAGGGCATCGTCACAGGCCGCTATATAGATCCTCTGTGACTGTTCTGCCGTTGTTCTGGTGAAATTGTAGAGCTCTCCGTTTGTCTGCTCATACAAAGCCTGCAGGAGCTTTCTGCCCTCTTCTCCGTTGAATGGAGGCGGCGCTATTCCTGCAGCTTCGAACACCTTCGCGTCATTTTCGAACGACTTCAGTGTAGCTTCCTCAAAGATCTCCTTTACCTGCTTTTCAGAGAGCGGCAGCGTCTTCCGGATTTCCTTCCGGATCTCTTCCGCGCTCTGGCCTGCCTGCTCCATCTTGTACTTCTGCCAGTCTGCAGAAGCCGTCATATGGTTTTCCGCATCCGCAATTCTTCTCGCCATGTCTCTTGCGGCAAAGATATTCAGCTTTTCCCACAGCGCAACAGCCTTATCTGCGACGTGCGCCAGAAAATTCGGATGCAGCATTCTTTATTTCTGTCCTTCCTGCCCCGCAAACAGCCCTTCTCTTTCCGGCGTCTGCGCTTCCTCTGCAATCTTCCTTGCGTCTGCTTCTGAAAATCCTTCCCACTTCATGAGGTAATACCACTTCGGGATGATCCCCTGAATCATCAGCTGATAGTTGCGGCTTCTGTCTTCGTCCTCGTTATAGGTGATATCCCCGAAGTCATAGGCCGTTTCGTATGTCCCTGTCGGTGCAAGCCCGTACAGATCTGCGAAGACTCCCATTGCATAGATTGTGTCGTCGAGAGCCGATTGCAGCTGATCACGGATATCTTTAATCAGCTGGATCGTTCTGCGGTCATCTGACTCTACCTGCGTCGCTGTGGCCATGCCCGTCTTCTCATCGAACACGAAGTACCCGTTGGAATACCCGCACTTGTATCCGATGAAACTGAGCTGCTGATTGATTCCGATCTTCCGCATGTCCGTCTTCAGCGGTCTGTCTACGGACTGATAAAAATCACCCGCATTATTTCCGGTTATATTGTGGACATGAGAAGGCAGCGCAAAACGTGCCCTTGCTTTCTTTTTCTTCGGATTTCCGGACATTATCAGGGCATCATCTATCAATTCGATGCTGTTGCTGTTGTCAAGTTCCCACGCGTTCCGGCTGTATGCGACATCAAGGTCCTTCAGCTCTTCCAGCGCTCCGGAAAACAGGCTCATACCAAGCGGGCTGTCCAGATCAATGTTGTTTGCTTCCGGCATGGCCAGAACTCCGAAGAGCATGTGCCGGATCCCCTTCCCGTCTACGGTTGATATGCCGGCTTCCGGCTGAATTTCCGCCCACCTTGTCTGTGTCAATGGAATTTCTGTCCCCAGAACGTCCTTGCTCTGCGACCGGAACGCTTTCGTTGAAACTCTGTACGTGTTTCCTTCGAACCTGTGATACTCCAGCTTGGAGTAGATGTCTTTTCCTGCTGTATACGTGTCCTGGAACACAATGCCCGTGATCTTCTTCGCGCTGTCGTACTCCGTAATGATGAATCTGTCTGGAGTAACTACGTCAATTCCCTGACCGTTCGGCTTAAAGATCACCGTGCCCCCTGCGCAGCCATATTCCACCCACCAGCGAAGGCGCGGACGCAGTGTTCTGTTTACCTGCTCCTGCAGCCAGTTCGCCCTTGTAGACCCGGAAATGTTAATTCCAATCGCAAGCGTCGTCAGTCTCGCCGTCTCGGAACAGATTGTCTTTGCAAAGTTTATTGTCTTTATCTCATCATCCGTCCATCCCGGAAGCCCCTGATATACATTCATCCAGCGGCATATTGCTGCCGTCATCTCTGAGGACGTCACCGCTTCCGCTCCAAATTGTGCTTTGATGTCTGTGCCGAACATCTTCTGTATTACTCCTTTAATCCATGAAATTACACTCATTACGCACTTGCTCCGCGTCTGCCCCATACCGGTTCCAGTGCATACCGCATACAGTCAATGAAATGATTGTTCGCGTCCGGATATCCGGTAATAAAATTGCCGTCTTTGTCTTTCTCGTACTCATACT